GCATCAGACCTCTAGTGCGCTAGGACTACCGTACCCCGAGAACATGTTCATCACGTCCGTCAACGCGGTCTGCTGGTTGGTCGGCGACGCAGCCAGATTGCGAGTCGCCTTGCTAGCCTGCTCGACCGCAGCCACCTGCTCCTTCGCTGCCATTGCCTGATTGCGAGCATTGCGAACCATCGCAACCTGTTTGTCGGCGATGATGAGCGACGGGTCCACCCCAAGCATGTCGGCATAGATGTCCGCCCACTGGTCGCTGTCAAACTTGTCGAGCACGTCGGGCTTCATCTGCGCAATCGCGCCGAGGTTGCCCACAAACCTGTCAACGCTGTTCGTGCCGATGGCACGCTGCGCCTGCGCGAGCATGGACACGAACTCCACGTTCAGGTCCATGCCCTGCAACTCCTCAGGCGCAGGCGGCACGATGCCGGCCCGAATCATGCGCGTGAACGTGATGTCCACCAGCGGGTCGAGCAGTTCGTTGTGCAGGCGCTCGAGCACAGGGCCGAGCATCAGCAGTTTCTCCTCGTGACGCTCAGCGACCTCGGTGGCCGTCATGCGCGTATTCGGCTGCGTTGCCAGCATCAGGAACATGTCGGCATAGAACGCGCTGCGGACGCGGTCGCGGCAATCCACGATGTCGTTCAGCAGGTATTGCAGGTTCAGGTTGACCTCAAACGCGGTCTTGATTCCCATGCTCGCGCCGTCCACGAACGAGATCCCGCCTGGCAGAGTTTCCACATCGCGGTTCTTCATTGAGATTGGCACTTGCAGCGGCGGCTTGGTCTGGAAGTCGATGGCCTGCGCCTTGCGCAACTGCTCGTGCTGCAACTGCTTGATGTCGCCGAGCGCCTCCATGCCGGGGCTGTTGCCATAGATGTCGCCGCCGGCAGTCGCCCAGCGCGGGGCTAACGCAGGGAACTGCTCAAACCCAGACTCGCGCAAGAACCTGCCGTCCTCGCCGCCGACCTCAAAGTACCACGAGCCGTAGGGCATGTTCTTACTGTCGCGCTTCTTGTGGTCGCGGTCGGCACGCGGCTCGATGGCGTGGATAATCGGGATCCATGAGTCGAGCGTGCCACGGTCGTACATTTTGCGCACCGTGATGCTGCACTTGTTGTAGCCGAACTCCTTGACGAGGTCGGCGACGGTCACCTCGAACTCGCGGTACAGCGTGGTCACGCGGCCTTGGAAATCCGTGGCAATGCAGTACTCGCCCGTGGTCACGGGGTACTGGTGGATCACGTTCTTGAAGTCGGCCAGCACGACGCTGCACGCCGTGCCGAACGCGCCCAGTTCCTCGTACATCGTGTGCAGTGCGCGGTAGGTGTTGCTTTTCTGGAAGACGAGCTGCATGCGGCGCGTGACATCGTCAAGCCAAAGCTGGACGGGCTGGTAGGAATTGAGGTCAGGGTCAGCCGTGGCGAGTCGGAACCACTGCCGAGCAGGGCTTGTGGCCCCGGCCATCATGCCTGCGCCGAGCGTGCGCAGAGCGCGAGTCCCGGTGTTGTCGTAAATGTTGTTGTGCCGCCGCAATCCCTTGTCGCGGTCCTGTCGGAAGTAGCGACCGTTGCGCGGCAACAGGTAGGTGGTAAGCTCCTGCCAGTGCGCGAGCCACGACGCACGCTCGCTCTTGAGCATGCCCCATCGCGTGAGCAGCTTGTCCCGCTTCGGTGCGTCGGGGTAGGACTGCGCTTCGCCCGTGTATTCGCTCATCTCAGCCTCCGAGGAGGGTTGACCGTCCCAAGGCGAGGTCTTGCGGCGACACGCCGCCGGGTCCAGTCAGCATCGTGCCAGACGGGCCACCGCCTGCGCCCTCGGCGGCCCCGGCCATGATCGCGACCATGTCGGGCTGCCGGCGGTTGGCGGCGGCCATCGCCTGAGCGCTGCGGCGCTGCTGCGAGGCTGCCTGCACGGCTGCCTTCTGCTGCGCCATGCGTTGCTCGGCTATCGCTTTCTTCTGCGCTTTGTCGGCGCGTTCGCCCGCGTAGACGGCATACCCGGTTCCCGCTGCTGCTGCTGTCGCTGCGGCTACTGCCGCGATGGTTGAGATTGCTGCCATATCAAAGCTCCTTCGTGTGCATACGTTCTGTCACACTATAACCCATTCGACCTAGCAATCTTGCAACAGGTGTGTCACCTGCCACAACTAGATCGCTCATTGCGATGTATTGCACCCCTAGATGACGGCCATGCTCCTCAAACTCCTTGATCAGCCGAATGCCAACCGAGGTGGTGCGGTAGGCCGGATCGACCCACCAAGCCAGCTCGATTAGCGTGCGGATGTGCGCCGCAAACCACATCGGCCCAGTCACGCCGATGATCGCACCAACAATGCGCCCGTCGAGTTCGGCGACGAATGAACACTCAAACGCAATGATCTGGGCTATGCCTGATTGCAACTGCTCGTCTGTCACCGCCAGGTTGCGGTACTCGCTGTACTCAATAAACTCGCGCCCCATCTCTGTCAACGCGGCTGCGTCCTCGACGGTCGCTAGTCGAATGTTCATTGCATGGCCTCGTAGGGGTCGTAGTCCTTCCGTGCGCGTGGGTCTAGCCGCTCCCTGACCTCGCGTGGCAGCGCCTTGGCGACCGGGAACGCGAACGTGAGCGCGAGCGCGTCGGCAATGTCCGGGCTGGAGCCGCCCTGTAGGCGCTTCTTGATCTCGTCCTTGCTCTCAAGCGCACGCCTGCCAAGCGAGTCGTAGGTGTAGGTCGGGGTGGCTAGTTCGGCCTTGAGCGTGGATTCATTCGGGATCGCGCCGCCATTGTCAATCCACTCCCTGATGCCCCACCACATCTCGCTGCGCTTGTTGACATACAGGTTGGGATGGATCGCCTTCGCCCCAAAATTAACCTCGACCACGTCGTAGTCGAGCTGCCGCAGGCGGTCGATCACGCCGGCCCCGCCGCCGACATCGATAAACACCGCGTCCGGGTCGCGGTCCTCAATGAGATTGGCAATGCGGCCAGCAAGCGCCATGTTGTCGATGCCCTGCATCGTGATGGGCGGCTCCATCGACCGGCCCTGCCGGAACACGATTACGCTGCGGTCATCGCCGAACCGTGCCACGTCCACCCCCATGACGAGCGGCATGTCGAGGATGTCGGCGTCCTCGTATCGCCGCTGCGCCGCGTTTTCAGCGTCGGACAGGGTGATGAGTTGGTTGTCGCCTGCTGCGGTAAAATCGCACAGGTACTCGCGGGCGTAGGCGCTCTCGGGCATGTCGCGCTGTAGGCGCTCGACCTCGGCCCGGTCGATGGCGTCCGTGTCGTTGACCGTGTACCGCGCTGCCCACCAGTCGGGCAGGCTTGTGGCGCGGTAGAACAGCTCGCTAAACAGGTTCACGCCCGCCGGCGTGCCGATGAACATGGCCCAGCCCTTGCGATCAGACAGGGCGGGCTGAATGATGTCGTTCCAGACCTCGGGCCGGATCTGGGCGACCTCGTCAATGACGCATCCGTCGAGCCGCACGCCGCGCAGGGCGTCGGGGTTGTCGCCGCCGAACAGGCGAATGGTCGCGCCGTTGTGCTTGAACGTGACGGCTAGGTCGGCCTCGTTGATCTCAAGCGCGGAATGGCGCAGAGGTTGCAGTTTGCCCTTGAGTCTCGCCCAGGCGATGGCTTTGGCTTGCCTGAGGAACGGGGCGACATAGACGTAGAACCCTAGTTCCTGCTTGCACTTGAGCGCCTTGTCGATCAACTCCATGATGGCAAGTTCCGTCTTGCCTGCGCGTCGGTGCAGGGCGAGCACGGTGAACCGCCGCCGCCGCACATGGCATTCGCGCTGCCATGCTCGAGGTTGGTAGTCGAGTCGCTGCGCGGTCATTCGCTGGGCACGCCCGTGATGACATTCAGGGTCACGCCGCCGGCATGGTCAACGGTTTGGCGGTCGCCGTACTTCTTGGGGTTCCACTTGGCAAGCAGCTTGAGCCGGGTTTCGACCTGAAGCCGCCGCCAGTTGACGTGCAGCGGGTCGGTCGGCTCGAGGTCGGCGAGCACCATGCACTGGTCGGCGATCACGTCGTAGCCGTCCTCGCGTGCGCGTGCGATGCGTCTCACAAAGTCCTCATCTTTGTCCATCCAGTGATAGACCGTCTGCCAGGGGGTGTTTCCCGGCTGTCTGCACCATTCCCGGAGCGGACGGCCATCTGACAGCCATTTGATCAGGCTAGCCGCCTGATCGGGCGGTACAGGCTCTAGCGGCCTGCCCATCCTTACCGGTAGCGTCTGCGCTTCGCCGCCTTGGCCTTGTCGGCCCGGACGAACTCGCGGGCGACGGACTGCGGGACTCCCGCCTTCTTGGCGAACGAGCGATTGTGAGCTGCCGCCTGCATCAGGCGGCGTTGTGCTGGTGACTTGCTTGGCATTCTTATTCCGTTTCATTCTTGGTTGAAAGGTTGCGGATTCGACCGCGCTTCTTGGGTGAGAGTTTGATGTCAAATCCTGCCGCGTCGGCGATGGCGAGGATGGAGGCGAACGATGCGTACCGCCTGCGCAGGCTAGGCGCCTGGCTCAGGATGCAGCGCACGGAGTGTGCACGCAAGATCTGCCTGCGTTCGAGTTCGACCGCTAGATCGTTGCGCGTGGCCCCGCGGGCCTCAAGGTGCGCGACGATTGCGTCTCGGAACTCGTCGAACGTGTTGACCGTCATATGCGCCAATATACGCCCGATAGTTGACACCGCAAAAAATTTTACGACCCCACAATACCGGCTTTGACGCGGGCTGGGTTTGCGCAACTCGTGGGAGTTGCCTGATCAGCACGCGGCTCGCCGCCCTACGGGGTGACCTGCCCTGTGCTGTTAATACCGAAGTCTTGAATTGTCGCCGCCCAGACAATTCGCGGCGTGCCGACCCCCATCCATCTCGTCTCGATCTCGTCGGTGACCCAGCACCGCGCCTGTTTGACGGTCATGCCCTGGTTGTCGCGCAGGCGGGCCACGATCATGTCGGCGGAGTAGACCGCAACGGGCGGCCCGCGTTCGCCTGCTCGAGGGTAATTGATCCCCAGCAGGCAGTCATCCATCCCCGCCAATAGCACTGGTCCCCTGCGTCTCGCCATGTTCGGGATTGTACCTGCCGCCGAGTCGCGCCCTCCACACGCTCGCGTGATTGCGGATCGACTTGTCGTTGAGATCGCTGCGCAAGGCAGCGGCTGGCGCTGGGCCGCCGCCGAGGTGCGCCGCGAACCAAGCGTGCCACAGCTGCGCAGCCTCGTCGCCTGACAGTCCTCGAGCCGTCACGCGCTCGATGACCGCATCGCGTTCGGTCAGCGTCCTGTCGCGCACTGTGTTCATGGCCGTGGCGAGGACCGTGGCCGCCTCGATGGGTTGCCTGTCCTCGTCGTACAGGTCACCTGCCTCCGCTCTCTCGATGCGCGTTCGCCACGCCGGCTCGCGCATGACCAGCCTCCGCAGGTCCGCCTCACGAATGTCAACAACCCCCGCCCCCGTCCCCCCTTGGGGGGGTAGGGGGGGTTTGTTTGTGGTTGTGGTTGTGGTTGCCATCGATTTGCCATTGGGGTGGCCATTGGGGTTGCCATTGGGGTTGCCATTGGCTACCCCATTTCCACGCTCCCAACGGGCTTTCGCGCCACGCTTGCCAGCCTCGGATGCCGCATCGTGGCGGTCCCTGACCCGCGCACGCTCCCGCTCCATGCGTGGGTTGCATAGGGTGGCCATTGGGGTTGCCATTGGGGTGGCCATTGGGGTTGCCATTGGCTCGAACCGCCCGCGAAGCACCGCCCAGTCGGCCTCGGACAGCGGACACCGAGTGAGTGCCGCGCACTGCTCGCGGTCATCTGGAATGCAGCCGTTCGTCCAGGAGTACATCAGCAGTTGCGTGTACGCCCAGCCCTGGACGGGCGACATCGTCGCTGTGCTGACTAGGAAATCGGTTGGGTACATCGGGAACCAAGGCGCAGACATAAGCAAGTCCTTCCGTCCGCTACCTAGCGGACAACCGTGCGAATCCTGAAAGGCCGGCGGGGAGCGAGTGCAGGCTGACCCGCCGACCCTCAGGTTGGATTGTGGAGCGTTGCACTCGCTCTGCCGGCGATGGTACTTGACCGACCGCACCCGTCAAGTACGATCTCGGCGCATGAGAACTAGCGCGACGCCCGGCCCGTGGCTGGGCGTTTGCGTTTGTGGGACAGCGCACGACTCTCGTCGTGCCTGCCCCTGGCGGCGGGTTGTTGTTACCCCAACGGATGATCTGCCGAGCGGCGTACCTCGCGGCCTTCTGGCTCGGCCCGTGTGGTCGGTTGGGCCGCGGCCCGCAGTCCCACATCTCCGCGCACATAGTATGAGCGATCATATGCCACGCCACGCAAACCTACCGTTCCACCTGTACGTTCACGTCGAGAATCGTGCTCTCGGCCCCGACATGCCAGCTGGCACGACTCGAGGCATCTGGCACGCCGTCTACGCTCGGCCCGGCCAGATCGTCATGGCGCACGTCCTGCTCGAAACAGGTGCACAGTGGTGCGGCGTCCCGCTGCATCAGCTCGCCGCCACCCCTAATGCTGCCACGACTGACGCTCCGAGCGACCTGCAACCGTGGGGCGCAATGGGCGAGCACCTCGAAGCAGTGCATCTGGAGTACCTCGAGGGGCTGCCTGTCATCGGTAGCCCTCGCGGCCCAACATTCGCGGGCAGGCACACGGGCATCGTGCTCGATTGGGCAGACGGGTTCTCGCGTTACCCGCAGGAACACAAGCCGCTCAACCTCATCGAGCGTGTTGACGGTCGCTATCTGCTGCTGCCGAACAACTACTGCCGATTCCTCGACAGGCATTTCACGCATTGCCGGCGTGACAGCGAGTTACGGCACTACCGACGCGGCGAGCGCGTGTACTGGGAGATGTGACAGAACCTCGGTCGCTGGAGCGGAAGCACTACATTTTGTCACAATTGTTGCGCCTGTACCCCAGCCGCCACAGCAGGCGAGCGATGTCCTGGCTCGCTGTCGCCACCGCGTCCTCGTCAAGCTCAGGCCTGGCTGCGTGCATCGCCTCGTGGATGATCGTGTCCATCATCTCGTACTGCGACTGACGCATGCGCACCCTGATGATGCGCGTGTCGGCGGTATCGCCGTGCTCGACCTCACCGTAGTTGTTTAGGTTCGGCACGAACCGCAGACGCCAGTACCGCCCGCCGAGACGGACGCGCATGGGTCACTTCTTTTTGAAACCGCGCTTCATCGCCGCGTACGACGATGCGCTGACGGTGGACTTGCTCTGGGGTCGGCTTGTGCCGGCCTTGCGACGGGCGTTGATGTTGGCGTAGAGGCCGCGCTTTGCCATGTCAGGATCTCCTGCTCTTTGCCCCGCTGCACTTCCACTTCGCACGCGAGAGCCGCAGCGGGCTGTTCGGGTCTCGTGCTGCTGACGGATGACTTCTTATCTGGCCGAGCGAACGTGCGCAGTACGCATCGCCCTTCGCAGTCCCGGGCTTGATGCGGTCGCCGCCGCCCTTAGCCCTGCCGGCCTGACCGTATGACACGGTGCGCGTGCGTCCGGTCTCGGGGTTGCGGACGGTCTTGGCGAATCGTTTGCCCTTGGCTGGTGTTGGCATGATCTGTCCTTTTCAAACGGCTAGTTACTGCGCCTCGCGGACCTCGTAGCGCAACATGCGCTGCGCGTTGCCGCTGCTGTTTCGACGCTGCTCCATGTAGAATCGTAACCACAGCGCGCCTTTTGGTTTCGGCGGCATTCCGCGTTCGACCGCCCAGCCGTTGCCAGCAGAGAACTCGTCCTTGTACCCCGGCGACCTGACGTGCATGGTGCGGTCGAGGTATGGCCGGCCATGCGGGGACAGGCGAGCACGCTGGATCGGCATAACCCATTCGTCGTGCGTGTGGCCTGTCCAGATGATGTCAGCGTCAGGCAGGTAGACAGCCATGCGCGAGGTCTGAATCGTGCCGCGGGTGACGGGGCCGCCACCCCCGTACCCGTGGTGCATGTACATCACGACGCTGCCGCCGACAACCTGCCGACGCTCGCGCTGGCGCACGAGGAACCGCACCCAGTTCGCGTAACTCCCCGCATACGCCTGGCACTCGCCCGGCCTGCGATGCCGCAGCGCCTCGACGAGCCGCTCGTTCATGTCCGTTTCGTGCCGTTTGCGGATGGCAGTCTCGTGGTTGCCGGGCGCGAATAGCAGGGCCATGTCGGCGTGAGGGGCGATGTAGTCGGCAGTCGTGCGAATGACGGCATCGAGGTAGCGACCCTCCTGATGCTCTGGCCGACAGGCGCTCGTGTCGCTGCGCGGATCCCATTTCCCCTGCATCAGGCAGAGGAAATCGCCGTTGGACAGCCACCACCCGTTGCGCTCTCGGCACAAACGCATGTGCCTGTCGAACATGGCACGATCAGCGTGCGCGTTGTCGATGTGCGCGTCCGAAACCAACAGGAAATACTGCTCCCAGTCGCTGCTCGGAGCGCACGATTCCGTGTCCTCGGACATCTCAACCGTGAACGATCCTGGCTGATGTTGCGTGATCGACACTGACACGACACCAATCTACGAATCTTCACATCGCAAACCGAAGGGTTCAAGAAATTTGCAGAATCTCTCACGCCGAGGTGTTGACAGCACGATATACGCTGTCATATAGTGTCCGTGTCAGCAGGAAGCTGACCTAACAGAGAGGAAACAAATGAGCTACGACATCAACGACCCTGCGGTGCACACTAAGTACATGCTAGCAACTTTTTACGGTTGCGGCATCGGCGTTTACGATCCGACACCAATCGTCTGGGCAGCCAACCGTGTTGCCGAGGTGCACGGATGGGATCATGCTCTCAACGAGATTAAAACAATCAACTGCTGGCGCAGACGCATGGGCCTGCCGCTGACGAATGCGTTTCCGTCAACTCTCACGACCGCAGGAGGTGTGGCGTGACCACC